CTACACGTACGTTGCTCGCCGCAGTTAAAGAGGTTGTACCGTGGTTAAAACTGACGACTTGTGTCGTTGCGTTCCCTGTGTTTGTTATTTCTAATAGACCCGCAGTTGCCGCTGTATTTGCTAAACACCCACCGTCGCCATAAAATATATTCGCGGTAACGTTACTCGTTCCGTATAAACCTGCTCCGACGAAAACGTTCCCCGTTGTTTTGATTGCTGTTACACTATTTGTAAAATTGGTTGTTTTGTTTGTTGAATCTCCGGCCGTTGTAACTTGTTGTAGCGTACCTACAGAACCTCCGACACCTGGTATGTTTGTTAATAAACTACCATCGCCTATATATTTAGCGCCATTTATGAGTTCTATATTAATGGATGCTACGTTACTGTTTTCTAGGGCTTCCTGGAGTGTAGATGCTGATCCACCTCCACCACCCGTGTACTTTTGTACATTACGTCCAGTGTTGCAACCTGGCATTCTTACAAATACGTGTGATAAAAATTTAGATGTTTATGAAACATTCGCCTTTTTTAAACGGTGTTTCTTCTTGTGGTTTATTTTTTCTTGGTATATCGAAACCACCTTGTTTGTATATTTTGAGTCGTTTATGGTACATGGCGTGACATATAGACCATTGGTCAAATATATCGTAAATGTGTGGGTTATTCTTCTTACCTTTAGTTTCGCGCATGATTCTTCCTATGGATTGAACTATATCCGATTTGGGGGTCGCTAAAATAACCGTATCGAGTGAAGGTATATCGAGACCTTCGTGTGCTTGACTGAACGTGGCAAATATGATTTTCTTTTTACTCGATTCCGTCAAGTCTGCTTCTTTCATACCACCCATGTACAAACCCGACGTTTTCTTAAAACTTTGGTGTAGTACTTCACAGTGGTGTCGACGATCGCTTAAAACGAGAACTTGACGCGTTGTTTTGGAAATATCCTTAATAATTTGTGCAATAACTATATTTCTTTGTCGATCTTCCGTGAGTTCGGTAATCATGGTCGCTAACGAAAGTTTACCGAAACGTGTACACGGTGGTGGATCGTTATATCTATCGCACGTGTATTCTATAGGGAAAACCTCGACTTGATCTTGATTTTTTCGTTCGGCCGAAAAAAAGGTCGGGCCCATGAACCAGTGTAAAACTTTCGTGAGACCGTCTTTACGTGTTGGTGTTGCAGATAAACCAAAAACGTGTTTTGGACACATTTTGAATAGAGATTGTGAAAAAACTTTCGCGCATATGTGGTGTGCTTCGTCTACGATAAGTGTTCCTATACTATCAAAATCACCGAACGAGTACTCTTTGAGTGATAAGGATTGGAGCATTGCAATGACGAAATCGCATTCCGTTTCTTTCTTATCTTGTTGTACAATACCTATAGATGCACCTGGACAAAATTGTTGGATCCTTTCTTTCCACTGATTTGCTAAAAATTCTTTATGAACGACTATCATGGTTCTGTATCCGAGTTTACACGCTATCGCCAAAGCAACGGTTGTTTTGCCAAAACCGCATGGAAGTGAAAGAACCCCGTGTTCTGCTTTAAGTGCCGCCGCCATAGCATCGTTTTGATGTGTTTCGTCACGAAGTTTTCCATTAAATTTAGCATTTATTTTAATTGGCTCTGGACGACGATCTTCTTTTGGTGGTCCTATCTTATCTTCCCCGTAAAAACGGGGTACGCATAAACCGGATTTAGCCTTTCTAAATACTTTAAAGGGGGGTGGCGGGAACCCGAATTCCGTGTTTACTATGGCACGAACCGTGAGTTCCTTTTTTATTTCCTGTGAATCACCTGTAATGTATCCAGAGCGAGTAAGGCTCATATGTTATTATTAGTTTTTAAACTTTATGTACTTCAATACCCACGAGTACCCACTATGTTCGTGTGCATTCCAAACACCGTTAAATTGGAGTTCAGTTTTTACAACATCACCTTTTACGAGTGATTGAACTGGTTTATCTCCGTCGACGTTACACATAACACGTCGGTACCTAAACGGAACCTTTACTTTTAAAACGTTACCTTCGAGTGGATCGTCTAGTTTTTTGGGGAAAAGTATGACGTCGGCTTTATTTATGTGTAGTGCAAGTATATAATCTCGAACTTTATCGGGTATTGTGAGTCTTATGTACTTTTTGTCGTTATATTCATACATAGGTTCGTATACAGATGCCTCTACGGGAAAAGTCATTTTAATATTATTAACATTAAATCTATAAGTATTTTTTTATAAGTAATATTAAGATGGCACTATGTATGTCTACGAAAATGCCTATAAAAATACCATCAAAGCAAAAGTCTAGGACGTGGAAGTTTGCGGGTGAATTTTTATTAAGGAAACAGTTTCAAAAAGACCAGGTAGAGTTTGGTAAATGGACGAGAAATCAACTTGTTGAACTGGGACCTACGTTTGTTAAGTTAGGACAGATTGCATCTTCGCGTGTTGATTTGTATCCTTTGGAGTTTACACAACAACTCGAATCTTTACAGGATAATGTACCTCCCATTGATAAAGATGTCGTTCGGTTAATGGTTCGACCTCATATAAGCAGTAATGTTTTTACATTTTTTGATTACGAACCATTTAAATCGGCGAGTATAGGTCAAGTACACAGGGCAAGTTTATCTACGGGCGAAGAAGTTATAGTTAAAATTAAACGACCGAACATATACAATATAATGAAAAATGACACGGATAATATAAGACAAATTGTTGAGTTTCTTGAACAAGTTGGTATAGATACAGGTACGAATACAGGTTACGTTCTCGATGAGTCTATAGAGTATCTTTTAGCTGAATCGGATTACAATAAAGAAATAAGTAATGCTATAAAATTTCGAAAGGCTTTAAAAAAGGTAAAATGGATAAAAGTCCCTAAAGTATACGATGAATTGTGTACGGAGAACATGGTAGTTATGGAATATGTTCACTCGGAAAAACTGATGGAAATAACCGATCCGATGGTAAATAAAAAGAAAGTGTGTGAAGCTCTTCTTAATTCGTACGTTATTCAAACAATGGATAAGGGTTTTTTTCACGCCGATCCACACCCCGGTAATTTAGGTTTTTCTGGTAATGGTAAACTTGTGTTTTACGATTTCGGACTCGTTATTGATATATGCGATGAAATGAAAGAAGGGTTCAAAGAAATGTTTTTACACATAATAAATAAAGATACAAAAGGTATCGTTGATGTACTCATACGTTTGAAAGTCATTTTACCGACGACTAAAGATACGAGTGATATTGAACTCTTTTTCAAAACAACGCTCAATTATCTCGAAACACTCGACGGTAATAATCTTAAGGATGAAATACTAAGCGACGATACTTTACTCAAATTGGCACAAGAAAAACCGTTTATCATACCAACATCGTTTGTGTATCTTGCAAAAACGTTTTCGACTATTGAAGGGACGTGTGTAAAACTCGATCCTAACTTTACGTATATAGAGTACCTCGAACCTATACTCAGAGACCAGATTTCAGATGTTATAGACGTAGGTAGTATGTTTTCAACTGCAACAGAAATGCCGAATCGTGTAAAGAATATAAGTACCGCGGTTTTGGGTATGGAAAAATCTCGTGCATCTATGAAACGTTCCATAGAAAGAACTCGTAAAGAAATGAGGTACGTGCAATACAGTGTCTTATCGGCTGTGTTTGCAGGTAACTTGTTTGATCACTATCAGTCATTTTCTATATTTTTATCTTTAGCGAGCCTTGATTTAGCATTTAGGGCTTTTCGTAAAAATCAATAGATGTAGTTTCTGTGGTTGGTGCGTTTTTACATTGTTTTTGTTTGGAAAAGAACTCCTTGTGTCTTTCGAACAAATTCTTGGAACGTTCGATTTCGTCTTGGGAAATTTCTTTTATCTTTTCTTTCATGTTATCGATTTGTTCTTGTCTTTCTTTGCGAAGTTTCTTACCGAACTTCTTAAATTTTTTTTGCGTAGACGCAAAATTAGTCGCGGCTGTGGAAAGTGAAAACATTATTATTTACTTACTGTTACTTGATATTTTTATTTTTAAGTTAAATTACTTATTGAAGTTCTTTGACGAGATCGCCTATACTTTTATAGTACCTTTTAAGATCTTTCATGAACCGTTTATTCTTTTCGAGATCTTCGTCGACCTTTTTATTCTTATAAATGTACGCTAAGTTCGATTTTGAGTACTTGGTTCGTTTTTGGTTCTCGTTAGGTTTCCTCGGTACGAGTTTTTTATCCTTTTTCGAAACGCTTTGCATGGGTTCGACGCGTTTCGTGAAACTAATAGCCTGCATGACCGTATCGGCGAGATCGTCTTTTTTCTTGGACGCGTTGAATATTGGTATCCAATGTGCGTTAACCGTATTGTTCCATATAAATTGTTGACACCTTTCTATCGATGCCTTTTTCCGTTTGTTATACATAACCTTACCCGGACCCGCAAAATCGGGTATTTTGAACCGCGCGTCGTAAATGATCGTTTCGGCTTTTGGGTTACGTATGATAAAATAGGCGTGTAAGAAATGTTCGACTATTTTCATTTTTCTATTTTTATCGGGTTGTTTCTCAATGAGAACCGTATCAGCTTTTAAAACCCACGGTTTATCGTCTAAATGGTTTCTCATGGAAACAAATAAGCCGTCTTTATGTTCAGGAGGTACTCCAGATACATCCCACTGAACAATAAGATTGGACGTT